AAGAATAGTTGCTTGGTCAAGTAATTCTTGTACACCTGTAAAGTCATCTCTAAATAAATGCTCTTCACCATTATCCGTTAGACAACCTACCATAACAAGCTTGTTGTCAGTCTCAAATGGGTCAAGATGTAACTTGCCATCTCTATGTGTTACAGTATTCTCTACATCAAGTGTAAGCTTCATAATCCGTTATCCAATTTACTTATAGGTAGATTATAACAGTCTGCTCGAACTATAAAATTATTTGAAGGGTCAATATCTCCCTTTTTCATAAGTGTTGCTTGATTAAAATATTTTTCTTTTGTTTTAATTCCTAAAAACCAACCAACAGATAAATCTTTTTTAACACGAACAAAAGCATAAGCATCACAATCTTGTTTTGTGTTATAAGCAGCTATACTACATTCATAAAAAGGTTTTGGTTCTACTGTTGTTTGTTTAGTTTTCACATCTATTCTTTTTTCTGATACAATAATATCATAGTTATATGTATTACACCAATCTCCACCTAAAACATACATGGCTATTTGCTCACCTATAAAACCTGCTAAATTACCACAGCCGTTTAATATTGAATGATTTAAATTTCCCATCTCTTCTGATTTATTTTTAGCTAAAGAAATCATTTTGTCTGTTATTTTTATTTCAATTATCATGCTGTATACCTCGCAGTTTTATAGTCAAGATTACAAGTAACATTACCATGCCAACCTGTCAATTTGTTTTTTACAACATTGAGATGTCTTTCAGGACCTTCCTCTTCTTGCCCTTCTATTGGTGGATTCTTAGCAATCAATACCATCAAGTCTGCTTCAGCAGCTTTACCAGTCCTACTACCTTCCATCATAGATTGATTAAGTATAACTTTACCTTCTGCTTCAGCAGATAGTTGAGACATATAAAACATAGCACAGTTATGAGACTTAGCTATTTGTCTAGCATATATTGCATTAGCCTTGAGTGCTTCATCGGGTCTAGCAAATCCTTGAGACCTAGCAAACTTATCACCCATGTCTAGCACAACTATGTCAGGCTTGTATGATTTACATACACTCTCTACCCAAGCCATATCACGATTAGATGCATCTTTGATATCTATATGTTTTCGTACTGGACTGTACAACTCTTGTGCTCTCTGTGGATTCTCTTTAACTTGATGCATTGTCATACCTGTCGCTGCAGTTAGATATCTTGCTCCCACTCTATGAGGACCTTCTTCGTTGCACAGTATAATACATCTAGCACCTTGATGTGCAAAGCCACCGGGAGATGCAATCAAACTAGCATGAAAGGATGTCTTACCTGTATTAGGTCTAGCACCTACTTCAATTAGATGCCCAGCATTCACACCTTCAACTACTCTAGTCAAACTAGGAATGCCGAAGTTCCATCTCGCTTCTAAATCATTCTTGGATAGCAAAGCATCAATGCTTATGTCTTCCCATTGTATATTTAGATTAGGAGTAAAGTCATCACCATACTGCTCCAAAATATTACGAAGAGGTTCAAGTGTAGATTGAGAACCATTGACATAATCAAAGCCAAGATTAGCAATGTCTTCACCAACAACTTGCTGAAATAGTTTAGATAAAACTTCTTGTGCAACATCTTCTCCCATTGGTTGTTCTCGTTTGATGCCGTTGAACAAAGATGAGTATGCTTGTTTTTGTGCAGTAGTCATTGATGGATTGCCTGACATAAACAATGCTTCAATCTCATCAGGTGTTACTGTTCTTTCGTATGTAGTCATTGCACTATCAAGTGCTTGTTTAATCTTTCTTACATCTTTGCTGAATAATCTGTCTGGACATTTAGCACCTCTATGCTCATCATAGAATGTTTTGTCCATCAGACTTCGTATTAGGGATAGTTCCATGTCTTACTCCTTTGGGGTTAGGAAATATAAATTGTTTAAGTCTTCTTCATTTCTATATTTCAAATCATCTTTTAGTCTAAGTACTTTTACTTCTTTAACGTAGTTGCGTAACTCTTTTGCAAACTGCATTATCTTATCTAAGGCGTCAGGGTCTAAGGCAATAATTGCTGTTGAGAACCGTGATAGATATTGCTTGTGTGATTCCAATAATGATGTTCCTAGCACAGCTATCCCCTTCCGTGTGTCAGAAGCAACCACAGCTGCACTAACACAATCCTCAACAACAATAGCAGTTGTACCATGTCCTTGAGAATAAGGCAAGTTGTTTTTTCCGTATCGTTTCCATTTAGGTTTACTCTTACCTAATGAACGACCTGCACCATCAACAATCTTATTGTCATGTACAATAGGAAACACTGCTCTGTTCTCTTTAACGTCATAGTACAAACTTAATGTGTTAGCAGATAGACCCCACTTATCACACCACTCAGTAATTGCCTTACGATTACCATGTGGAACAACATGTTCCGGGAACTCAAAGATTGTATTATCATCTTCTATCTGCTTACTCATAGCAGTGCGAATATCATCTACAGTGAGAGTAACACGAGAATTGCCAGATAAACTACAAGATATCTTATAGCAATTCCACATTACTGAACCCATATTATTGGTCACTGTAAATGTATTATAACTTTTACAGTTAGGACAATCTAATCTTCTAGACTCTCCTACACTTAACTGTAAATCATTTATATAATTGTATATATTCACTTATATGTATCACTTATATGTATATATAATATTAGCTGTTCGGCACTTGCCTTGTGCTTATAGCAATGGATTCACGGGTTGTCAATGCTTTTTTTGCACTTAGGTAAGTATTTTTCATATATGGCATTACACTATTAGGATTTGCATGTCCTGTAACAGACATTATTTGACCCATAGACACACCAGCTTCAACCATCTCAGTTGTACCTGTTCTACGTAAGTCTGCCAATCGTAGCTCATTAGGTAAGCCTGCAGAGGACATAGCCACTCTCCCTAGTTTGGATATACCATGAAGACTATAAGGCTTGTATGCTCCTCTAATCGCCTTTGGCATAGGTGCAACATATTCTTGGAATCCGTAGTCTTCCTTTTGTTGTACAAGCATAGCTAGTAAATCTTTACTAATGGGAAGGTGAACTGTAGCTCTACGTTTTGATTGCTCTAGATGTAAAATACCTTTGTCAAAATCTATATACTCAAACTTTAACAATCTCATATCACCAATTCTTTGACACCATTCATAAGCCATTTGTACAATTAAACCTAAGTTTCGTGTTTTAAAATTAGTGTATGCATAATCTAGAAATTGTTTTACTTGGTCTCTTGTCCAAAGAGTTTTTCTAGACTTAGGTGTTCTGCATTTGAAAGTAGAGAATGGATTACTTTGTACATAACCCATCTCCATTCCGTAAGAGTACATTTTTCTTGATACAGAGCATATGTGATTAGCCATAGAAATGCCACGATTTAGCCATACTTCATAAGACTTCTTAGCTTTAGCACCGTTCATATTTTTTAAATATGTTCTTGACAAGTGTTTACTTTCTACAATTGTACTCAACATGTTCTTTATAAAGTATTGATAATCTTGTTTAGATTTATCTGCTAACATATTGAAATCACTAGATAATAAATACTCATCAGCTAAACCTTGTACAGTAGGATTGTTTTGTACAGACACAACTTCAGATTGTTGTTGCAAAAATGCATCAATCAATTTGTTAAATTCATTAGCTTTCTTTTTTGCTATTGACAAATCTGAACCTAAGTTAGTACGTGTGACAATGCCTTCATCAATATATCTAGCAGTAGGATTATATCTGTAAAAAACCATACCGTTTCCATATTTTTGCTCCTGTAANTATCGTGGNANTTTATTCTTTTTCATTAAACACTCCTTCTTCTCTTTGATTGGCAGTATGTGCTGCATGACAATTAGCACATAATATTCTGCATTTCTTCATTTCTAATTTTATTTTCTCTTTACTAAATGAAACCATAGCACTTATATCCTTTAACTTATTATGTATATTTATGTGGTCAAAGTGGAGAGCATCTGGATGTTTCTTATAGCCACAAAGTATACATCCATAATATAATTTAACTCTTTTT